AAAGTCATTTCCTTTAGAGGGTGTTTTTACTATTGAAGATATTGATTTAGAAATAAACGATATGTATGTAAATGGTTTAGATAATGGAGTTGCTACTGGTATGAATGAATTTGATAAAAAATTAAGATTTGCAAAAGGTTACATAACAACTGTTACGGGTGTACCTGGACATGGTAAATCTGATTTTGTTGACCAACTTGCTTTAATGTTGAATATTCAAAACGATTGGAAATTTGCTTTTTACAGTCCAGAAAATAAACCAACAAGATTGCATATATCAAAACTTGCAAGGAAGTTAGTAGGTAAAAAATGGTTTGGTCCTGGTAGAATAGAACTAAACGAACTAAATGAAGTAAAAGAATTTTTAAATAAAAAGTTTTGGTTTATAAAGCCAGAAAAGGATTTTACTTTAGATTCTATTTTAAACCACGTTAAGCAATTAAAAGCCACAAACGGAGTAGATGCTTTTGTTATTGACGCCTGGAATAAATTAGAACATAAATATGGGCAAAGTGAAACAAAATACATTGGTGAAAGTTTAGATAAATTAAGTAATTTTTGTGAAGAAAATAATGTACATTGTTTTTTAGTTGCACACCCTACAAAGATTTTGAAAAATAAAGACACACAAATGTATGAGATTCCAAACCTTTATAATATTTCTGGTTCAGCTAATTTTTACAATAAAACTGATAACGGAATAACTGTTTATAGAAACTTTGCAGAAAACAGAACAGAAATTTATGTTCAGAAAGTAAAGTTTTCACATTGGGGAGAAGTTGGAAATGTAAATTTTAATTATGATTTAGATTCTGGTAGATACGTTGAAGAAGATAATAGAAATATGTTTAACTGGATTCATTATAAAAATCAAAAAACTAATCCAGAAATTAAATTAGAACAAATAGAACTACCTAAACCAACACCAAACGAAGCCTTTGCTTCAAATGAAAATATAGAAATGGATTGTCCTTTTTAATTATGGCAAAGCGTAAAGAAATAACAAACTAAAATAAAATATTATGAAAAAATTAAAAGTATTAAATTTATATGCTTGCATGGGTGGTAATAGATTACTTTGGGAAGATTGCGAAGTAACCGCAGTTGAATTAGATAGCGAACTTGCAAGAATGTATAAAGAGCGTTTTCCGAATGACACTGTTGTAGTTGCAGATGCACACCAATACTTATTAGACAATTACAAAGAGTTTGATTTTATATGGAGTTCGCCACCTTGCCCAAGCCATTCACGCGCCAGGTATTGGAGTAGTTCAAATTATGACACAACAACAGAAGCTATTTATCCTGATATGAAATTATATGAAGAAATATTATTTTTGCAGCATTATTATAGAACTGGTAAGTTTGTAGTTGAAAATGTAATTCCGTATTATGAACCTTTAATTCCTGCTAAAAAAAGAGGTCGTCATTTGTATTGGACAAATTTTAATTTACCAACTGATTTAGGAGATAGAAGAATACAAATAGGAGCAGGAAAAGACGAATTAAAAAAGCTATGCGAGTTTCATAAAATTGATATTTCAAGTTATAAAGGCGAACAAAGCATGATAAAAGTAGCTCGAAATTTAGTTGATTTTGAAGCAGGAAAAACTATTTATAATACTATGCGCGGAATAATACAAGATAATAATACTAATCAAATATCAATGTTTGAATGAGTAAGAGAGCTAAAATAACAAACCTACCAGACGTTTCTAATCAGAATTACGAAATTATAAAAGCTGGGGTGAAAGTTTATCCGATAAGCCACCGTAACAAGTGGTATATTGAAATAGACAACAACGGAAAATTACAAAGATTTGATAAAGCAATAGCACAAAACGAAATTAATTTAGCGGTTCATAAAACAATACTTTACTGTTACGAAAAAATAAATAAAAAATAGTTGCGTATTTAAATAATATTTCATACTTTTGTTTTATAGGAGTGGTCGCCTAATTAACAACATTATAAAATTCCAGCAATGATAAAGACGACCACCTTTTGATTTGCTGGTTTTTACGTTTATGGAACAAATAGAAATTTGGAAAACAATTATAGGTTTTGAAGATTACCAAGTAAGTAATTTAGGTAGGGTAAAAAGTTTACAAAGAATTAAATTAAGAATTAACAAAACTAATTTACCAATAAGAGAAAGAATTTTAAAACAACATTTAGTTGGTAAGGGATATTTTGCAGTAAATCTTTATAAAGATAATAAATTAAAAAAAAGATATGTGCATCAATTAGTTTCTATTTGTTTTTTAAATCATATTACTTGCGGTCACAAATTAGTTGTTAATCACGTAGATTTAAATAAGCTAAATAATAATTTAAAAAATTTAGAAATAGTAACAAACAGACAAAATTCAAGCCTTAAAAGCAAAAAATATAGTTCTAATTACGTCGGTGTATTTTGGTATAAAAATACAAAAAAATGGAGAGCAGCTATAAGAAACAATAAAAAAATAGAATATTTAGGTGATTTTAATATTGAATATAATGCTCATTTAGCATATCAAAAAAGATTAAAAGAAATTATTTTAAATGAACAAAATATACAAACATAAAATAACGAGTCAATTAATGACAATTGAAAAGATGCACGGTAATATTGCTACTTGTACACTATTGATTCCTATTTTGAGTAAAGTCATATCGCATAATAAATTTAACGATGTGGTAATATGTGATATTAATAATCTTGAAAATAATTCACAAAAACAGTTGTTAATTCAATTTTAATTTGTAAGTTTGCCTCATGTCAATTAAACGATACTTGTACTATCGGACGAAAAAATAAACGATTAGCCTTTTAGGAAAGCACAAGTACAAGATGTGTGAGTATTAAAAGGCTTTTTTAATTTAAAAAAAAATAACATTATGGGAAACCCAGAGAGATTAATAGGAAAAAAAGTAAAAGGCTTTAAGTTTGAAAAATTATGGTACTTACAAAAAATGGATAATTATATTGGTAAGATTGGAACTATAAAGCAATATGATAAAAATGAAGATTGGTGTATAGTTGAGTTTGATGAAGATGGTTTTGCGTACCCAGCTAACCAAATAGAAGCTCATTTAGTAGAAGATGAAGATAAATTAATAAAAGGAAATAAATACATTCAACAAGATGGGGTTGTTATTTTAGCAGGTCAATCGGAAACAAGTGGTACAGTTGTTTTAGACCCTAAAAACATGTGGGGGTTAGGTTATTTTTCAGACGATTGGAACCCAAAAGCATTTACTTTATTTGTAGAAGATGAAATACCAACTTTAAGCGATGGAGTGATGATGTTGGTGAGTGATAACGAAGAAAGATGGCACAAAAGAAAAGTAATAGGTAAAAGAGGAATTAAAACTATTGCTTGGTATGATGAACAACTTGTATCTTGGACTTATTGCAAACCACTAGAACCCACCAAAGAAGAACAACTAACCGCAATTTTAGGTAGTGACGAAAAAGTAAAAGAAATAATGGAATTGTTTAAAAATTAGAGATATGAGAAAACAAGAAATAAAATTTGCATTTATATTATTAATTACAATATTTTTATTATTAACATTGTTATTTATTACAGTTTCAATTTAAACAACTAAAATTATGAGTACAGAAAAGAAATTAACGGCAGTTGAATGGTTGGTAAACGAATTACTATGTTATGTAGATAGTAGTTATGGTAAATTAATTATCAACAAAGCCAAAGAATTAGAAAAGCAACAGATTATTGATGCGCATTATGATGACTCCATTCATCCTTATTCATATTCTGAGGATTATTACAACGAAACCTTTAAAAACTAATCAAATGAAATTTAAAATAGGAACAGAGGTTGCCTTTAATATGAATTGTCCTTGTGGTGAATGCGAAGAAGAACAAGGGTATATAATACATATCATTAACGGCACAGAAACTAAAGGCTTTTTAAAAAGATGCGTTATTTTTAGCGAAGAAACAATGAAAAAATTAAGATAAAAACTAATCAAATGAAAAAACAAGATAACAACGGGTGGATAAAAATTGAAAGCGAAGCAGATTTGCCTAAAACAGATAAAACCATTCAATTATGGTTTATGACAAAAAACGGATTAATAACCACTAACAATTGGAGCAGTAGATTTAAGCACAAAATATCAGGATATTTAATGGTTTATTCTCATTACCAACCAATACAAAAACCAGAACCACCAATTTATTAACTATGAAAAAACTAATTATATTACTATTCCCTATCTTCGCAATGAGCCAAGTTGGAATCGGGACTACAACACCAAGTAATACTTTGGATGTAAATGGAACAACTCGTGTAAGAAGCCTTACATTAGGAACAGTTGAAAGCAATATAAACGGAGTATTAGCAACGGCACCATACCAAAGTATTTGCATGGGTGTAGTCGATAACACTGGAACGCTTTTAAAAAGCTTTGGAGCAACTACAACAAAGATTAATAACACAACATACCGAGTTACGTTTATAGTTCCGCAAATCGACAATAACTACGTGATTTTACTATGTGGGAAGTTAAGACACTTATCATACACGAACGCGACTCTAAATAGTTTCGACGTGATTATCGATAGTAATCCAGCAAGTGTGCCAAACTTTGATTTTAATTTTGTGGTTTATAAGTTATGAGTAGTGAGTTTTTATCGAGAATGGAAGTATCGGAAATAACAGGAATAAATTATTTTACCGTTTACGATAGAGAAAAGAAGTTAGGTATATTCGGAAAAAGATACACAGATAAAAATATCGAACTAATTAAAAACTTCGAGAAGAAAAAAAAACAAGTAGTAAACGACAAAATAAAAATAAGCGTTATACAAATGTATCTAATCACTAAAGATAATTCATATAGGAATATTTCCGAAAGATTAGGAATGTGTAAGCAAAAGGTTGGTAAAATAATTAAAGAATGGATAGACAACGATAAGTGTATTTTAGTAGATTCTAAAATAAATTATTGATTAATTAAAAAATAATACGTAAATTTGTTTCTATTCTTATTTAGAATTATTATTAATAACTTTTTTAATTATGGAAAATACATTTTTTAAAACAAGAATATCTATTTATAAAAATTATAATTGTGATTTTAAAACTCAATTAGTTCAAAAATATAAAAATTATATTATTTTGTTAGATGTAAGAGGATATGATTTTGAAGATATAAAAATTTCAATTAATTGATTATGGAAAAAGAGGATAAACGAAAGAACAACGGAGGTCATAAAAGCGCTGGTCGTAAACCTAAAGCAGATGAAGAAAAAGTAAATAGTCTTTTTATATCAGCTTTAAAAGAAATGTACGATAAAGAAACTGATGACGAAGCTAAGATACATTTTATTAAAAAGACTTTAATGGAAAGCCAAAGAGGTCAGTTGTTTATTGCGGAACATATATTTGGCAAAGCACCACAAGAAATTAAGCAAACGAATTTAAACATCGATGCAAAAGAATTAACTGAAGAAGAAATTAAACGTATTCAAAATGCATTAGAAGATAATTATTAAATGCTAACAAACGAAGAGAAAGTTTTAAAGGTAATGTGTGAGAATAATTTTTTATTCTTTTGCCGTTACATGTATAAAGAAATTCACAGGCGTAACTTCATTGTTGCGCCTCACTTCGTTTTGATAGTAGAGTTCTTAATGCGTGTTTTTAATGGCGAAGTAAAAAGAGGAATTATAAATATTCCGCCACGTTATGGTAAAACAGAAATTGTAATTAAGCTTTTTATAAGCTGGTGTTTAGTTCGTAACTCGCAATCTAAATTCATACACTTATCTTATTCAGATGATTTAGCTTTAGATAATTCAAGTCAAGCAAAGGAATATATTGAAAGTGATGCGTTCCAAAAGTTTTGGCAAATGAAACTAAAAAAAGACGCTCAAGGTAAAAAGAAATGGTTTAACGAAGATGGTGGAGGTGTTTATGCTACTGCAAGTGGTGGAGCGATTACGGGGTTTGGTGCTGGAGTTGCTGAAAGTGAAATGTTTAGCGGGGCTATTTTAATTGATGATCCTTTAAAGCCAGACGATGCATTGAGTGAGGTTAAAAGAAAAGCAGTTAATGAAAGGTTTAATAATACAATTCGATCGCGTGTAAACGATAGAAACACACCTATTGTAGTTATTATGCAAAGGTTGCACGAAGAGGATTTAAGCGGTTATTTATTGAATGGCGGAAGCGGTGAACAATGGGAACATTTATGTTTGCCTGCTTTAAATGAATTTAACGAACCTTTATATCCTGAAAAGCATACGTTTGCAGAGTTAGAACAAATTAGGCAAGCGAGTAAATATACATTCGCTGGACAATACATGCAACAACCCTCTCCAGACGAAGGCGGAGAGTGGCGTAAAGATTGGTTTGAAATTGTTAATCTTAAATCATTGCCTCCGATTAATTGGAAGATGGTTATTGATGGAGCTTATACAAAAGACACAGCAAACGACCCGACTGGCTTAATGGTGTACGGTAAATACAATAATGAAATGTATATTCTAAGTTCAATCGATAAGTATTTAGAAATTCCTGAACTAATAAAATTCATACCTACTTACATTCAAAGTCTAGGAGTTAATATTTCAATCATTAGAGCAGAACCAAAAGCAAGTGGTAAATCAATAGTGCAACTATTAAAAAGTCAAACTAAATTAAACGTTGCGGAAATTAAAAACGATTTAGTACAGATGTCTAAGATTGAAAGAGCAAGGAGTGTATCTCCTTACATTGAAAGTGGACGTGTTAAATTAATTCAAGGCAGTTGGAACGAAAGTTATCTTCAGCAGATTGCAATGTTCCCTAATGCCAAACATGATGAGCACGTTGATTTAACTGCATACGCTATTGAAGATGAATTAATAAGTAAATCTAAAGCATTAAACATACGATTATGAAGCAAATAACTATAAAAGAATACTTAGATTTATCAGAAGAAAAGAAACTACCGTATTTAGCTTTAATGCAACATTTAAAGCCTAAAGAACATTACAAAGTAAATCTTGACGACTTAAGTTATAATGAAGTGAAAGGATTGTTTAATAAATTACGTACTGCAAAAGAAGAATTAGATATTAAATCTATCTTTATGAGTGCGTTTAAAATAACGGAAGTTGAATTTTTATCGCTTACCATACAAAAGTTTTTTCAAATAAAGAAATATTTATCAGATTATTTTGTATTTTTGCATAAGAGGGAGTCTGAATTATTGCAATCCGTTGGAGCGGATAGTGTTTTATGGGAGATGGCTGGAGGGAAAAGTTTAGACGAGTTCAGTGATGTATTACCACTTTCACAACTCGCTAAAATTTACGGAGGCTACCCATTCGATTTGGGGGAAAAGAAATATATTGAAATAATTTATCTGTTAAGAATGAATAATATGCAGTCGAGAGTAGATAACGAATTTAGTAGATTAAAACATAAATAATTATGAATAGTAACAAAGCAATATTAGATGAAATGATTAATCAAGTGCCTTTACATTTAATTGGAGAGGTGGATATATTGGTTAGTTTTGAAATTTACAATAGTATCAAACACTTAATTGTAAAAGGTTTTTATCGTGGTTTTAGAATAGTTTGTTAATATGGATATAGTAAGAGTAATCGAGGGTGTTTGTACGGCTAAAGGATTTAAATTCCACTATGGTAATAAATCACATTTAAATCTAATTGATGCGAATTCTGATTTAGAGCCAGATAAAGTGCATTTGTTATTGTTTCCTGTTAGAAGAGGGATTTATGAACGTAATACAAACAGTAGGATTTATAATGGTAATTTCTTTTTTGTGATGCCTGATAACTTTTCACAAGCTTACTACAATGAAACAGATGCGCCAGAAAGCGAAAGTAAATACGAAAATAGAATCGAGCCTTTGGTTACTGATTTAAATGCTTTTGAAGCGGGTTTAACTTATTGCGGTGAAATTGATGTTATTAGTTTTGAGAGTGTCGATGCAGTTGATGTTATCGATGCGAATTTGTCTGGTTTATGGGTAACGTTTCAATTTAGAGTATATGAGTAAGATTCTATCAACTCAATTCGAAGCACTAAAAAAAGACTTAATCACTGCTTACGATGCTAAAGGTATGCGAGCAAGTGGCAAGTTTGCTGAAAGTTTAGAGGTTAGAGTTGAAGGATTGAACGCTCAGCTATGGGGCGAGGATTACGCTCAGCAATTAGAAACAGGTCGTAAGGCTGGTAGATTTCCGCCTATTGATGCTATTAAGAAATGGATTGTTGATAAAGGCATTGCAAACAGAATACAAGGAGAAATAACCGTGAGTGCGTTGGCTTTTTTGATAGCTCGTAAGATAGCTAGAAATGGATGGAAGCGTGAGCAGTTCGGAGGTGTTGAATTGATAAGCGAAGTAATAACAGATGAACGCATACAAAAGATAATTGACGAGGTTGGAGCTGAACAAACTTTAGTATTTACCTCAGATATAGAAAGATTAATTAAAGAAATGGCTTTTTAATATGGCAATAGTATTCAATAAAGATTTAAGAGAAGATAGGGTAAACTTAGCTTACAATAATAATATAGTTGAGTTTTTTACTGATTCTGGACCCGCTGCATATTGCGATATAAATATTGGGACTGATACGATTAGACTTTATCCTGGTCCGAGTGGTTTTTTTAGTTATAATTTCAAAGAATTAATAACAACAATTTTAAATACGAGTAATTTCAAAGATTATTTAAACCCTAGCTTACCTAGTTCTTATGTTTACGATTGGAGTTTACCTGTTTTATTATTTGAAGATATAGATTTTAATTTAGTTCTTCAAGATGAAAGTGTTGAAACTGCTTCTAAATCTGTTTATTGGTTAAGTGGCTATGTTCAATTGACTAACTATAAAAGATTATATCCTAGTTTAGATTTACTAATTGATAAATCGACACTATTACAACGACCTTTAAACGATAGTTACTACAATTTCTTTTCTAAATATTGGGCTGGCTATCCTTTTGATGCTACATTTTTAAAAATTGTAGATGAAGATATTGACATAACCAATAACACAAATGCTGTTAATTATGTGTTTGATGACATTAATACAGATGTTGAAAGACTTGTATTTTCAGATGGTAGAACTGATGTAACTATTGAGGACGCTTTACCTTTAATTACAGGATATAATGATTTAGCAGTTAATGAACAATTCAATATATTACTTCAAAAGATAGTGCCAACTTGCACTGACGGGCATTATATAAAATGGATTAATTCTTTTGGTGGGTGGTCTTATTGGTTATTTTACAAAGGGAACGAAAATTTAGCAACTAAAGAAGTAGGTTTTTTATTTAATGATTATTTGAACCTTGAAGAAACAATTTCGCCTTACGTAAGTATGGGTAAAACTTCAGAAACTTCAATACAATTAAGTCAAGATGGTATAACAGAATTTGATTATACAATATTGAAAGATTTGTTAGATAGCGCAAAGGTTTATTTGTTTACTGGAACGCCTTTTAGTCAAAATAATTTTAACGATTGGGTAGAGGTAAATTTAAAGGCTGGTAACTTTAGAACTTCAAACTCAAGAGGCGACCAATACAATTTAAATTTTACAATTGAATTACCTTTAAATGTAACACGCACGCTATGAGATTGATTATAAATAATTTTGAAATAGAATTATCGGATAAAACAAAAATCACTCGTACACTTCAAGTAAATGATATTGTAAGTTTATCGACAAGACAGAGCAATTATACTAATAGTTTCTCAGTACCTAGAACACCAAATAATATTGTAGCAATGCAAAAGTTAGGTATTATAGGTGTTAATAGCCAAGTGCCTTACCAAAGGAACAACTGCTATCTTTATGCTGATAGTGGCGAAGCATTGGTTTATAATGGGTGGGCGGTTATTAATTCAACTGATAAGGATTTCAAACTAAATACATACGATGGTAATATCGATTTATATAAAGCGATTGAAAATAAAACTTTATCGGAATTACCACTTGAAGAAATAAATCACACAAAAACTTTAGCGAATGTAATAGCGAGTTTTGATCCAGCGAGTATGTACAAATATATTATCGCTGATTACAATGGAAAAAGTTTATATTCTGGCACCAAGATTAATATTGATTATCTGGTCCCAAGTGTAAACGTAAAATATTTATGGGATAAAGTTTTTGAGTTTTATAGTTTTACTTATGAAGGATCGGTATTCGATACGTTTAATTTTCAAAACCTTTGGTTAAGTTATCCGAAGGGTGTGTTGAGTACAACTCCAGATGTTCCTATTTACGAAAGTAATGAGTTAGATTTTGTGAGTTATGATTTTAATTCTCCAGCTTTAAATCCAGTTTTAGAAAATAAAAAGACATCTCTATTATTCCAAGAAAGCAACGTTTTAAATGACTTAGACAGTGTTTATTTAGACAAACATTTCAAACCAAACGAAGGGGGAAATTATAGAATTGAAATATCTGGGCAAGTTTTTGCTAAACAATACGGACCTGGCATTTTATCTGGTGGTTTGTTTTATGAGTCTAGGTTTATCGCAACAGAGCTATGGCTTGCTAAAAATAGCGAGTCAATTACTGACAGTGATGATATTGTGTTGTTGCAGAAACTAGATGAGATGGGGTTCGGAACTTCTATTGTTGGTGGTGTTAATACTATAAATGTAAATACCATTATTGAAATAGCGGAAAACGAAAGTGTATGTTTTGTTTTAAAAGCAAAGAATGGCGATAATTACATAAGTTCTGTTGACTATATAACTCCTAATCTTTTAAAGATTTCAAAAGTAGAAAATTCTATTATTGACTTTAGTGGTGCATTTATAGATTTCAAAACAAGAGATTTTATTCAGGAAATTTGCAATCGTTTTGGATTGACTCCATTTAAAGACAAGTATTCAAATCACTACAAGTTCTTAACTCTTTACGAATTACTACAAGATAATGAGGTTGTCGATTGGAGTGCTGATAAATCTAAATTTATAAGACAAACTAACGAGCGTTACACATACGGAAGTTATGCGCAAGTAAACAATTTCGTTTATAAATATAACGATAATGAAAGCACTTATAATAACGGATTGATTTCAATTTCGAATGTGAATTTAGAAGATAATAAGAACGTAGTTAGTTCGTTTGTGTATTCGCCTGAGAAAGAGAAAACAACTCAGTTATACAAAGACACAAATGTTTACAAGTTATGGAATAAAGAGCCTAAAGACGACGGAACAACTACTTATAAAAGTTTAGATAAACGCTTTTATTTTATGCGTTATGACGAATATTTTTTCGAGGATACAAAAATTATAGGGAGCGAGGTTTTAGATGAAGAAACAATTATAAATTCAGCTCCTTACGATAGTTTTTACAAGTTGCCTTTTAATGATGTTATACAAGACTACTATTTACCAATAAGTAAGATATTAAATAATAGTAGGATTTTAGATGTTGAAATATACTTAATAGAAAAAGACATTGTTGATATTGATTTCAGTAAATTATATTGGATAAAAGAACTAAACAATTACTTTATCTTGAATAAAATCAGTAACTTTGATACTAAAGGAATTACTAAATGCGAAATGATTAAAGTAGATTATGTTCAGACACCAACGTTTGTGACTCCAGCTTATGATTATACATTAAGTTATAGTTTAGGATGTTTTACAATAACACCTTTTGTATTTGACGCATTGAGTCCGATTTATTTCAGTTTTAGTTCAGATGGTGGCTTGACTTTTGAAATAGGCGCCGTCCCAATAACTGAAAGTCCAACGTGTGGATACGCTACATTAACACCTAAATTATTTAGATTAGTAAATTCGATAGGTGAACCAATAAGCGAAACAATAGAAGTGCTACCATGATAAAAGAAATTAGAAATATAAAACCGTTTATTCACTTTGGATTTAATCGATTGGAATTTAGACAAAGTGAATTTGGTAAGAAAGTGAAAGTTTATGTTGATGGAAACTTCAACAAGAATATTTTTACTTTTGATTTTATTACCACTGGAACCGTTACTCAAGTTACACCTAGAATTTACGAAGTTGAGTTTGCTTCGGTTGGGGTTCAATCCATACAATTAGAAACGACTAACACGCAAACAGGAGAGGTAACTTTAAGCAACGAAATAACAACGGAACAAATGATTTACTCTTTTGATAATGATGAGATAAGTTTTGATAACACAATAATAACATTTGATAATTTATAAATATGGCAATACAATTAATTGATTTAGGCGCAAGTGCTAACAATGGTTTAGGTGATAAGCTACGAATCGGAGGCGATAAGATAAACGACAACTTTCAAGAGATTGAAGATAAAATACTCACAGGAACTTTTCAAGTAATAGGTAGTTTAGCCGATTTACCTACACCAATATCAAACGTTATTACTCTAGCAGATAACACTACTTATTATTTTGTTACTTCTTTAGATTTGTTAGGTAATACTTTACAACTCGGAGTTAATACAGCATTGAGGGGGAGTTCTAGTTTAAATTCAGCTTTATATAGTTCTGTATCAATAGGTAATTTCATAAATAGCCCTAGCAATGTTGACGTTGCTAATTTAGGATTTGATGGCACAAATTGCGTTGGTGTTTTTATATCGGCTAACGGTAATCCTGGTACTGATAATGTTTTTTTTACAAGTTGTACAATTAAGAATTTTAATTTATTAGGTGGATTAGGTAATTATGCAAGTATAATATTTAATAATTGTACTATTTCGAATAGTGCCGAATTAGAATTTGATTCTACAATAGGTACTTTAGCATTTGATAATTGCTTATTTATACCTGCGGCTTCATCTATTGTTTTATTATCTCTATTATCAACTTGCGCAATAACAAGGAGGTTTAGAATAATCTACTCGTCATTTATTTGTAATAGCACTTCTGTTGGAATTTCTGTATCTCCCTTAGCTACCATTCCAGACGAGAGTTATATTTTAGATACCGTAAGTTTTAGCGGAGTATCTCCTGCTTATATTGGGGGAGTTACACAAACAAGCAATAAGGCTTTATTTTTAAATTGCAGAGGGGTTACTAATACTTCTGTTATTGGACAGGCTTACATGATAGGTAATGCAACCGCTACAACAATAGCTTCTTCTAGTACTTTTGTAAAGGTAGCAGGAACAACAACTGCTGGAGCTGAGAATTCTAAATATCTACATTCAAACAATAGATTAACTTGTGATGCAGCTATTGAAAGAAAATATACGGTTATTTGTCAGTTATCTTTTACTTCTGGAAATAATCAAACTTGCGAATTTGGTTTTTACGATAGTGAGTTAGCCGGTATCAGAATAGCGAGTAGAACAATGGTTACTACAAATGGTAGTGGTTTATCCGAAAACGTTTCTTTTACTTCTATTATTTCACATAAACAATTAGATTTTATAGAGGTTCATTGTGCTAATAATTCAAGTGCAACGAATATCACAGTTACGTCTATGAATTTTATAATAACTGAAATTAAATAACATGGCAAACAAAATTGTAATAGCTGAATTGGATATAGATATTAACGCATTGTTAAAATCGACAGGTCAATTAAAAGCAGAAATAGACAGGCTTAAAGAAAGTCAAAAATCATTAACGAAAGAGGGAGATACTTCAAGCAAAGCCTTTGTTCAAAATGCTGCTGATTTAAAAACTTTGCAAAGTGCTTATAATCAAAATATAAAAGCAATTAGCGAAAATACTCAAGCACAAGCCGACCAAGCTAATGCGAGTAAATTAGTTGCGTTGGCTTTAAATACAGAAGTTACCTCAATTACAGAAGCGAGGGAACAAAATAAGTTACTGAATAAATTACGTAACGATACAAACGTTAGTACTGAAGAAGGTAAAAAACAGCTTGCGGACTTGAATAATAAACTTGACCAAAACAACGAGTTTATAAAAGAAAATGCCGACGCTTATTTAAAGCAAAAAATAAACATAGGTAACTACTCAGATAGTATTAGAGAAGCAGTCGCAAACTTAAATCCTTTAAACGGTGGAATGGCTGGCTTTACTGAACGTGCGCAAGAGGCTGGCGGTGCTGGTAACTTATTAAAAAATTCTTTAGGCGGTGTTGTATCTGGTGTGTGGGGAATGATTAAAGCAAGTTTAGCCTTTATCGCCACACCTATTGGGGCGGTTATAGCAGCGGTTGCATTAGCGGCTGGAATATTATATAGCGTGTTTGCTAAATTAGACCCAGTAATGGATAAAATAGAGCAAGCCACTGCTGCTGTTGGAGCGGCTTTTGATACTGCAAAACAAGCAGTAATGGCTTTTGTAACGGGTGCTAAAAGTTTAACAGATGCATTTAGCGGTTTAGGTGGGTCAATGGCTTCCGCTGCCAAAGACGCTGCTAATTTAAAAGAAGCTCAACAAGATTTAAACGATGCTTTAAGTTCTCAAGAGGTTACAAATGCCAGAGCTTCACAACAATATGACGAGCTTATTCTAAAATCTAAAAACAGAACGTTAAGTGAAAAAGAAAGGATCGCATTTATTCAACAAGCACAAGCAATTGAAGAAAATAATTTCAAGCAAAGAATGGCTTTATCAAATGCGGAAATTAAAAACGCAATCGAAGCCGCAAGAATAAAAGGCGATTTATCAAATAAAGAATTAGAAAGTTTAAAAAGGAATACGGTTGCTTATGGTAACTATTTATTAAATGCTGGTAGAATATCGCAAGAAGAATTTGACGCACTTAAAAAAGCTGAATTAGGAAAAATAGAAATTCAATCCGAATCAACAAAAAGGCTGGAAAAATCTCAAAACCAAGAAGACAAACTAAACGAAGACGCACAAGCAAAAAGAGAAAAAGCAAACGAAGCAGCCAAAGCATCGGAAGAAAAAAGACAAGCTGCAAATCAAAAATTATTAGATGATAGAATAGCACAAAGTAAAGCAGAATTAGATTTATTTTTATCTAGTCAAGGAATTAAAGCGAAAAGTTTACAGGATCAGCTTTTGCTTAATGAACAAGTTTATCAAAAGCAGCTAGTAATAAACAAAAAGGAATTTGATGCCACTAAGAAAACAGAAGTTGATAAGTTAAATTTCCTAACAGCTAATAACGAAGCAAAAAATCAATTACTACAAAGTAATACAGAATTATTAATTCAACAAGGAGAACGCGAATTAAACATTATTATCAATAACGCCAACAAGTCTATTGATGAGAAGTTAAAAGCAGAAATGGATTATCAAGCGTTAAGATTGGCGCAAGGAGAAATAAACGAACAACAATACCAAGACGCTATCTCAGCAATCCAAACGGATTACGATAAACAGCGTCAAGATAAGAAGCTAGCAGACGAACAAAAGGAACGCGAACGTCAAACTATTAATTTAGAAAACGAAAGACTTGCAAAACAATTAACATTTGAACAAGATGTTGAAATTCAAAGAGAGCAAAACGCTTTAAAGTTAGAAGAAGAACTTTTACAAGCTGAAAAATCTGGTGCCGATACTCAACTAATAAAAGACAAGTACGCTTTATTAGATAAAAGATTAACTCAGTCTGTCGATGATTTCAAAGTTCAAAATCTATCTAATACTTTTGGTAAAGTTTCTGAGTTATTTGGAAAACAAAGCCAAGTCGGTAAGACATTTGCATTATACCAAGCGGGTATTGACGGTTATCAATCTGTTATGAAAGCATTTAATTCTCAATTTATACCAGGAGACCCAACGAGTTTACCTCGTGCAATTGGGGCTGGTGCTTTTGCGGGTGCTTTTGCTGCTAAAAACATTGATGGAATTGCTGGAGTAAAATTCGAAAAAGGTGGTATTCAAGAAATCGGGGGGAAAAGACATAGTGCTGGCGGAACTAAATTTTATGGAGAAGATGGTACAACTTTCGAAGCGGAACGTGGCGAAGGAATAGGTGTTTTAAACCGAAGTGCATTTAGTTCGTTTATGGATTTTAACAATAGATTTAACGGAGGTAGCTCAAGCAGTGGCTTTATGGCTGGTGGCGGAATTATTACGCAAGGAGTGCGACCAGATACTCAAAATTTAGACTTTATAGTAGATGCAATTAGTAACATTCCGCCACCTATTGTGGCTGTTGAAGAAATACAAAGTGTAGGTAATAGATATGTTAGTGTAAAAAATGGTGCGGATTTATAATTTTTTTGTATATTTGATAAACTAAAAAAATATATTATGGAAGCAACTATTACAATGCCTTTAAAAGAGTATAACGAATTAAAGGATAGGTTAAAAAATTTAGAAGAAAACTATTGTACTTATTCAGTAAGTTGGAATTATTGCAATACACATATTTCATACGTAAAAAGCGATGTGATTGTAGATATGTTAGTAAATGAAAATAAAGAAATAAGAGAAGAAAACGAAAGATTGAATAAAAAAAAGTTTTTAGGATTATTTTAAATGAGTAAATTAAAAAATAATGGATAGTGCAAAAGATATATTAAACGGATGGCAAAACTTTATAGGCAAATCGGAAGTTTCTGAGGAGTTAGCTATAAAAAGAGCTAAAAAATGCTCTACTTGTCCTTATAAATCATTTTCAAAAACTTTAAAAGCTTTTGTTAAAGATGATATTATTGAAGTGGAAGGATATGTTTGTATGAAGTGTGAAGGAATTATCAAATGCCCACTATCCGCTAAAGTAAGGTCAAAAGATGTTAAATGTCCAAATAACGAATGGTAAATGAATAACTACGAATTTTTAAAAAAGATTGATGCTAAATTATATTTGCAATTTATAAAGCGTGGGATTATTCCGATTCACATAATGGATTACTTAACCATTTACGAATGCTTTTTATACGAGATGCAGAATAATAAAAAATCGATCGCTATTACTTTTTGCAGTGAAAAATATAACTGCTCAGAAAACACAATAAGAAACATTATTAAATTTATGAATTTATAAGAGAATATAATTCTTTTTCAAACGCCTTATATTGGGGCGTTTTTTTATGCGCTGGAGTTAGCTTATTTTTAATTAGTCTAAATAACTGAACCGTTAAAGAATAAATAAGCGCAAGTGAAGAAATAAAGATTAAAACCATAATACAAAATTAACGTCATAACATTACTTTTTTTACAAAATGCGTTGTAAAAATAAACCCGCCTACATTGTAACTTTGTTAAATATGGAAGGAAATATTTTTATAAACGGAGAGATTGGAGTTAGTGTTCATTTAGTAGATGTTGTTAAGCAAGTTCAAGGGCAACGCTTTGCGACTTCTTTTAACGTACATATTAATTCTGTTGGCGGTGTTGTAGATGTCGGGTTTGATATTTACAATTACTTAAAATCTTTACCTGTTCCAATTACTACAATTGGTACGGGTGTTGTTGCTTCTATTGCTACGGTTATTTTTATGGCTGGTAGTGAAAGAAAGTTAAGAAAAAATACAGAGTTTATGATTCACTTACCAAGTGGGAGTGTGTCAGGAACTTCTAGCGATATTGAAGCGTATTCTGAACTTATCAAAAAATATGATAAGAAACTAATTGATTTTTACGTAGATGTTACAGGGCTTCAAAAAGAAGCGATAGAGCCATTCTTAAAAAATGAAACATGGCTAACTATTGATGATGCCTTTGATTTCAAATTTGTTACTGAAATGGAAATAGATTTTCCAATGGTAGCCAAAGCAGTGTATAATTTAAACACAAATACAAATATGACTAATTTAACAAATGAGGATAAGTCTTGGATTGAGCAAAAGTTCGATGCTATCCTAAACAAGTTTGGAGCGAAGAAAGTACAGAATATTGTACTTCAAGACTCGACAGGAGTGGAACTTGAGTTCCCAGAGGTTGCAGATGGTGAAGAACCAGCAATAAAAAGTACAGTTTTAGTGGCTGGAGAAAAAGCAAACGGAGAATACATTATGCCTGATGGTAGTACTTATGTTTGTGTTGATGGTTTATTAGAAGAAATTAAACCAATGGAAGAAGAAGCGGAAGATGTTGACGCTATGAAATTAGAGCTAGACGCTTTAAGAAAAGAAAAGGCGGAAATGACAACTGCATTAGCTGAACAAACAGAACTTGTTAATTCGGTTAAAAAAGAAGTTTTAGCATTGAAAAAAACTATTACTTCAAAAGCTACTATCGATGCGAAAAGCGATGGTAAAAAAGACGAAGATGCTGATACTTTAAGAGAAGGTCAAAAAGCATTAAACAATTTATTAAAATCTAAACGCAAATAACTATGGCAAGTGCAATAAACAACGGTACTTTCACTTTCAACCAAGAAGAGTTGAAAGACTGGTCAAAAGTAATTAATGAACTTACTTTTGCAGACCCTACTTTAAACGAATTACACGAAGTAGAACAAGGAATTAAATATAACCAACAAATCGTTTTCGCTGGTCGAATGGGATTAATGGGTAAGGCAGTAACAGGATGTACACCAAATGCAGTATCTGGTGTTACTTTTACTGAAAAATCATGGACTCCTGTTGATGAAGATTTCAGATTAGAACATTGTTCTGCTGATGTTGATGCTCAAGATAAATTAGTTCGCCAGATGGCAAGAATGAATCCAGACTTTTACAATGTAATTGATGGTTCACAAAGTGCGGTAGGTGGTTTTTTAGTAGCTAAGATTATCGAAGGTTTTAATGAGAATTTATTACGTAAAGTATGGTTTTCTGACACTGCCGCTGATACAATTGCTAACGCTGGTGTATTAACAAATGGAACAGATAAAGCTTATTTCAATACGTTCAATGGTTTGTTTAAACAAATCTTTGGAGATATTGGTTCTGGTGATGCAAACTTTGTATCTATTACTAAAAATGCTGGTGCAACTTATGCGTTACAAGCATTAGCTTCTGGCGATGCAATCGCTACATTAAAAGCAATGTATAACAAAGCAGACCCTAGATTGATTGCGAGCGGTCAAGCTAAGTTCTACGTAACTCGTACTCTTTGGGATGGTTATTTGAACGACTTAGAAAGTTTACAAAATTCTGGTGCGGGCAATACAATGATTAACGAAAACGGACAAATGACATTAACTTACAGAGGTTTGCCTGTTGTAAAAATGGACATCTTCGATAGAGTTATTGCAGCGTATGAAAACACTGGTGTTAAATGGAACTTGCCACATAGAGCGGTTTTATCAACTCCTTCTAATTTAAGAATCGGAACTTTAGCGTCTGACGATTTTGGAAAAGTTGAAGCGTTCTACGATCAATATCACAAAGTAAATGTTATCGATGGTGTTTACACAATCGATGCAAAGTATTTAGAAAATTATATGACAGTAGCGGCTTACTAAGCCGTTACTTGTTTTAACCTTAAAATATATACGATATGCCGTGTGAAGGATTAATTACCGCAAACATATTATTTGATTGCGAGAACCCACCAATCGGAGGGATAGAAACTGATGTGTTATTGATTAACGCAGATGACATTAATATTACAACTACTACATTTGACCCTACTAATAAAGTGTTACTTACTAATTTAGCTTTAAAAGCTGCTAAAGTAGGATTCTTATTACAAGGTGTTAAGCAGATTAACGGAGCTAATAGTGAGTTAGTTAAAAAAGAATTTGGACCAGATAAATTTAAACACGTTTTTAGTGGTGTAATTTTAAATCCAAGTGCTGCTAACAAATTACAAGCCACTTACTTATCTGAAGGTAGTAAATATGTGGTTGTTATTGAGCAAAAATGGAAGGGTGCAGATAACGAAGATGCGTTCGTAGTATTAGGTTTAAAGTCTGGTTTAGAATTACAAACAATGACTTGGAACACTAAAGAAAATGATGGTACAATATCATTTACTTTAGAAAGCACTGAGCAATACGAAGAGCCAACGTTACCATTAACTTTATTGGAAACAGATTACGCTACAACTAAAACGGCATTTGATGCTAAATTCTTAGGAGTGTAAATTATGCAATGGCATACAATGAAAATAGAAACTATTATCGGTGGGAAAACTGCCGATAATATTTCTTATTTAAAATTATTCTTAATAGACTACAAAAACGAATTTCACGTAGAGAATGTAAACGCATCTTGTCAAAAGTGCATCAGTTCATATCATACTGAGTTCATAAAAAAATATTCAAAGATGGAAAATGTATCAAAATATAAGTTATTACCAAAAAGAGAGGGTTTACAATTAGAATTTGGAAGCTCTATTTTTGTATCAAATAGAAACTTGACAGACGAATACGCAGAAACTTTAACAGCTCGTTTTAAAGAGGTTAAAAAGGATTTTAAAATGTCTGATTTATTTGAAATTTATCCAGAAACTACGGTTAAAAAAGAAATTATTACAGAAGAAGCTATTTTAGATGTTCCTGTAATACCTGCAAAGAAACAAAAAAGACGTAAATAATGAAAGTGCAAGTACTTGACATCGTTAAAAGGCTTGTAAAATGGGATAAAAAACTTGAAATATACACCAATGGAGTAGATAATTCTTACCCGGAACGTGTGGAATTGCTTGTAAACAACTCTATTACTGCCAAAATGTCGCACGGTTTAATGATTCAATACCTTATCGGTAAAGGATTTGGAGAGGCGGACAACTACAAAGTAAACGAAACACAAAAACTTATTGATTTTGCCACTGATATTGCTGATGATATTGTTTTAAATAGAGGTGTATTTATTCACTATGATTATAACTTAGCGTTTGAACCTATTAATCCTAAAGTTTTACCTTTTAGCAAATGTCGTTTAGGTAAAAAAGACAGTAAGGAATACAACGGTAAAATTATATTTAAAAACGATTGGAACGATACTGAAGAAAAGGAAATTGTTTACGATGTTTATAATAGTAATGATGTGATAGTTGAGTCGCAAATAAAAAAAGCTGGTTCAATTGAAAAATACAAAGGTCAAGTTTTCTATTATAATATGGATAGAAAATTTTACTATCCATTAAGTAGAGTTGATGCAGTTTTAAATGATTGCGATAGTGAGGCTCAGGCTGGTACTTATAAGAATGCGTTATTAAGAAAAGGATTTTTCGGCAAACAAATTATTGTAACACCACCGCTTATTGAAAATAATTTACCTGAAACTATTTACGATGCAGACCGTGGCACAATTATAAATCCAGAGTTTAGAAAAAAACAAACGGAAGCAAACGAAGTAAAGGAAACTATTGAAAGTTTTATCGGTGCTGAAAATGCTGGTGGAGCAATGTTAATTCAATTACCAGATTTTACAGGAACTATTGATGATGTTTTTAAGGTAATTACCATAAATTCAGAGATTAACGACAAGATGTTTGAATATACTGAAAATTCAGTTAGTAAAAATATTTTAATGTCGTTTAATAATTTACCGATTGCTTTGGTAAAATCGCCAGATAGTGCGATGTTAGGGAATAGTGGAGAGGCTTTAAAAGAAGCAAAAAAAATGTATTGGGAAAACACGAGTAAAGAGCGTAATATTTTAGAAACTTTAGTAAATGATATTGTTGCAAACCAAGAAACTTACAATGGCGGGTATTTAAGTGTTATGCCTTTGATTGTTGAAGAAACTAAACAAGAAGCTTTATGATAACAACACCAATAATTACACGAGCTGAAATTCAGCAATACAAACAACTTAGTAATACAATCAACAACGACAAGTTAAATGAATTAATATTACAAGCTCAAATGGTTGATTTGCTTCCTTTAATGGGTGAAAGACTATATTACGATATGCTTAATAATTTAGGCGATTACGGGGATTTATTAGATGGATTAACTTACGATTATAATGGTGTAACTTATACTAACGTAGGTTTAAAAGCGGTTTTAGCCCATTACCTTTACGCAAGATACGCTATGTTTGGTGACATTATAGATACGGCATTCGGATTAAAAGCAAAACTAAACAATGAAGTAAGCGAGAGAATCGATACAGGTTTTAAAAAAACGTTGTATGAAAACAATTGTAATTATGCTTTTAACTTATGGTTAAATGTTGAGAATTATTTAATTAGAACTAACAACGAGTTTTATAAATGTAGCGGTTCAATTAAACCTAAGAATTTTAAAATGTCAAGAATAGGATAATGGTACAAATTAATAATGTAAATACACAAAAATTCTCTTTAAATGGTGTGGAGTACTTTAAAAACTTCACACCTATTGTTGTAGGAAATAGAATTACTATTGTAAATACTTATGATAGTAGGATAGTTATTGTTCCGTTAACTGAATTTCAAGATTTCGAAGTAGATGCAGTAACTTATGCGAGTGTTATCTTGTTGCAAACTGCTTTATTACCAGTTATTTTTACAAGAGATAGTTTAGGAATAACTGGAGATTTCCTATCCAACGACGAAACAACATACACGCCAGCCACATTACCATTAACTGGTACTGAAGTTGCGGTATTAAACGACGGCACGAATTGGGTTAAGATTACTTGGAATAATATCAAAGCGCAGTTAAAGACTTATTTCGATGCGGTTTACCAAGCTATTTTAGTAAGTGGTACGAATATAAAAACTATTAACGGAACTTCTATTTTAGGAAGCGGGGATTTAGTTGTAAGTGGTGGTGGCGGTTCGGATTATTTACTTTACAAAAGAAAATGGAGAAATATAAGGTTAAACAGCATTAATACTTGGAGAGCTCCAGCTCCTACTTATGATGATTTCGACAACAATGTTTTTTCTTCATTAGGAACCGGCACAACTCCTAACTCTACTTTTTTCTTGACAACCGCTACTGATTTCATACCTACTGGTTATTTAGTCGATAGCATAGAATTAGAATTAAGTTTTAATGACGGTATAAAACCAAGTGCATTGCAAGTTTATATAGCGCGCTCAGAAGTTAATTCTGAATCGATAGGTAACGGAGTTTCTAACACAGTAGACTTAGTTAATCAAACCATTTCTGTTGGTTCAGGTTCTATTGCTTTGAAATTCATGAAATCTTTGACTGTCGCAAGTCATTCAGCCCCAACTTTAGCAAAAAGTTTTTTGCAAATAGCAGTTAGAGAAACGCTATCAACTGATATATATAACTCTTTGTGTTTTAATATCATATACAAAAAAATATAATTATGAAAGCATATGTAAACGAAAATAACGTGGTGATTTCAATTGGTGAAAATGATTCTTTATTTCCTAATTGCACAGCTATTGAAATTACTGAAGAAGAAAAGTTATTTATTGAGTCTTGTAAACTTCCTAAACGAATTGATGAGGTTTTTGTAGATGCTTATGTAGAAGTTATCGAAGTTCCACAACAATTATCTCGTATGAAATTCATTATACAAGTATTTATAACAACGGGCATAAGATACGAAGATATAGTTTTGTTTATTCAAAACTTAACTTTTGATGAAGCGCAAAAATATGTAATTTTAACACGTTTAAGAAGTGCAACGCATTTTGATAGAAACTCTAGCGACTTGCTTACAATTGCGAGTATGATGGGTATTACTTCGGAGCAATTAGATAGTATTTTTATTAACGGAAATTTGATTGAATAATGTTAGGAAGTAAATCAAACTTTTTTAAAAGCGATAACTACATTTTAGAAATATATCGCGATGCAATGGTTAAACTTTTGCATATCAAAAACAGAACGCCTAAAGAGATTAAACATTATTGTGATGCTTATGATTTCTTTTGTAAATTCGATAATGCTTTTGACGGTGCTACAATTGTAAAAGACTTACACGATATACCTAATTTAGATTTAGATGCAATGGTTCACGATTACGAAAGTCTTACGGGATCAAATAGAGATTATAAACTATGGTATATTTCAGCGTGGAATTATTACGAGAATATGCGTAAAAACGGTAAAGGAAATCAATTATTACGATTCGCTGGATTATGTTTGGCGGGTATTTTTTTTGTACCTTACTGCAAATTATTAAAACCTAAATACAATAAATATGAGTAAATTATTTACATTAAACACGAAAGACTTTTTAAAAGGTTTAGTAATGGCAATTTTAGTACCAGCAGTTACTATTATTCAACAAAGTTTAGATAGTGGTACTTTAGTACTAAATTGGAAAACAATTCTTATAGCTTCAATTTCTGGAGTTGTAGCCTATCTAATGAAAAACTTTTTTACTTCTGAAACTATTCCGCAATTAAAAGAAGTTGAATATACTAATGAACAAAATTTAGCGGTTGCTGAATGCGTGAACATTTTAGATAGTGTTGATTTAGAACTAGTAGGAACAAGACCAAAAGATAGATAGTGAAATATTTGTTGTACATATCCGCTTTTATAAGCATAGTTACTTATATGTTTTGGAACTTTCTCCCAAAAGGAAGTTTTTATTTGGGTAACGCCTTATTTATTTTTGGATTGTGTATGTATCTTTTTGCCCAAGATAAACAAAGTTTTATTAAATTTGTGTTATTCAGTTTGTCATTAAATAATTTATTAGACGAACTAATTTTCAATCCAACCGAATTGGGTATAAATGAGCTTTTAACCGCTTATACAGTTATTCTAATTGGGTTTTTTAAATATAATAAAAATGCCAGAAAGATTCATAAACAATGAGTACACGCAATTTTTCGTAAAAATAATAGTGCCTGCAATTTTGGGGGTGGGTATGAAAATAG